AGCGCAGAGTATTTTATGTAGATGTGGGCAACATGCCAAGTCACTTGGCAATGCAATTTGTTGAAAGAGTAAAGACAGAAATACATCAAAGACGTATTCCATCACAAACGGGTGGAGGGCAAAATGTTATAGACAGTAGTTATAACCCGTTGTCAATAAACGAAGATTATTTCTTTCCACAAACAGCAGAGGGGAGAGGATCTAAAGTTGAAACACTTCCAGGCGGAACTAACCTAGGAGAAATTGATGACCTTAGATACTTTACTAATAAGTTGGTACGCGGATTACGTATCCCAAGTTCGTACTTACCAACTGGAGCTGATGACGCATCAAGTCAATACAATGATGGCCGTGTCGGAACTGCTTACATACAAGAACTTCGTTTTAACACCTATTGTGAACGTTTGCAAGGTTTAATTGCAGAAGAGTTTGATCAAGAGTTTAAGCGTTATATGCTTGACAAAGGTGTAAACATTGATACTGCTATGTTTAGTTTAAAGTTCCAGCCACCACAAAACTTTGCAAGTTATAGACAAAGTGAAATTGATAATGCAAGAGTTCCTACATATACACAGATGGCTGCACTACCGTATATCTCTAACAGATTTGCTCTAAAAAGATTCTTAGGCATGACTGACGAAGAGATTGCAGAAAACGAACGTCTATGGCGTGAAGAAAATGAAGAAGACCTAGAGCCGATGCTAGATGATGCAAGCGCTGAGATGCGTGGAGCAGGTATTAGCGGAGCCGGTATAGGTGACGATTTAGACGGAATAGAAGATACAGCTGATGACGGAGAAGATCCAATACAGGGATCCGAAGGTGAAGGACCAGAAACAACTACTGGACAAGATCTTGGCGGCAGTCCTGCGTCAAATACAGACCAAACGATATAAATACTAACATGATACTACGAGAACTATTTTACTTTGATAAAGAAACAATCGAACCTGTTGAAAATGACAGGTACGAGCCAGAGCACGATACCTCTCCAGTAAACTATGATGACACACGTAAAACTAGACTTACTCTGCGTCAGATAAACCGTATTAGAAAAGCAGCTGATTTACATAAAGAAGAAAAAGTAAAAGATCTTCATTTTGTTAGACAGATGTACGGTGTATCTGCAAATGCAGAGGCAGCTATGTAGTGGCAAAGATAGACAAGAGTCAATATACTAAATCAGAATGGCAACGAATTAAACAAGCAAGACGCTTGGCTAAAAAAGCTGCTAGACATCAAAAAGAATTTAATCAAACTATTATTCGTAAACCGATTGAACCTAAAGTCAACGGATCGACTGCATTTGTTGTAGGCAACGGCACAAGTAGGTTTCCAATACAATTAGAAAAATTAAAAAGTATAGGAAAGATATACGGGTGTAATGCATTGTATAGAGAATTTACACCTGATTATTTAATTGCTGTTGACACTAGGATGGTAATAGAAATATCCAAGCAAGGTTATCAGTTACAACATCCAGTTTACACAAATCCAAATAGAAGTTATCAAAAGATAGAAGGTTTAAATTTATTTAATCCGTCTAAGGGATGGTCAAGTGGACCAACAGCAATGTGGTTAGCTAGTCAACACACATATGATACAATATACATTTTAGGTTTTGATTATAAAGGACTTGACAAAGGACGTATGGTTAATAATATGTATGCTGATACTTTAAATTATAAGAAGACAAGCGACCGTGCAACATTTTATGGTAATTGGTTAAAGCAAACTACAATTACATTAAATGAATATCCTAAAATTAATTACATTAGAGTAATCGATCGAGACGGATTTATTCCAAAAGAATTGGTAAATATCAAGAACATGAAGCATATATACGTTGACGAATTTATGCAAATACACAATTTAACGTAGTATTTAATGGTGTTACGGGCATCAAATCGTGCCGTTTCACACCATTTTCGTGCAAATAGAGTAAATAATATTGACAGCCCATACCGTGTAAGCGGTATTTATTTTTTAACAGGAGAGAACAATGGCAGATCGTAGCAAGTTTGAAGCAATGCTTGAGCTTCTTGTCAATGAAGACAAAGAAGGTGCAGAAGCATTATTCCACGAGATTGTGGTAGAAAAATCAAGAGATATTTATGAATCACTACTAGAAGATGAAGAAGTAGACGAGTCAGATGACGAAGTTGAAGAAGCATCAGACGAAGAAGTAGATGAATCAGATGAAGACCTAGACGAAGCAGACGAAGAAGTAGAAGAGTCTGATGATGATCTAGAAGAAGGTTTTGACCTAGATGAGTTTGAAGTAGAAGCTGACCCAATGATGGGCGGTGATCCAGCAGATGATATGATGGGTGACATGGAGCCAGACATGGACGACGAAGATGGCGACGACATGGACATGGACGACAAAGGCGACGAAAATGACGCAATGGAAATCATTCATAACGTAAAAGATGAAATTGAAGAGTTAGAAGCTAAATTTGCTGAATTACTTGACGGCGGCGACAAGGCTGGCGACGAAGAAGGCGAAGAAGGCGAAGAAGAAAAAGAAGAAGCGTTTACATACGAATCAGCAGACGAAGAAGTTGAAGAAGCAGCAGACGAAGAAGTTGAAGAAGCAGCAGACGAAGAAGTTGAAGAAGCAGCAGACGAAGAAGTTGAAGAAGCTGAAAAAACTCCAGGTGAGCAAATGCGCGAGTATGTAGAAAAAGTTGCACCAGCAAAGCACGGTGACAACGGCGCAAACACAAAATCATCTGTAGCAGGTAAAAACGATATGGGCGGAACAACTGCAAATATCCTACGTGCAGATACAGAAGAAAGCGGTGAAGCAGGAGCAGGTACAACTATTAAAGGTAACCCAGTTCAGAAGCAAGCACCAGCAGCAATGAACACTAAGAACATTAACGTTCCTGGTGGTAAAGCTGGCAAAACATCTTTCAAAAAGAAAGAGCCAGGACACGGCGCTGAAACAAAAGGCAAGCCGGAAACTGCTGACAAAGCCGCAGGTTCAACTCTTAACAAGTTGAGCAAGCGAGCAAAGTAAGCAAGACAAGGACTATAGTGAATGAAAAACTTACGTGAGAACTTGACATTCGACCAAGCAAGGATTGTTGTCGAGTCTGCTAATGAAGGCAAAGACCTTTTTATGAAAGGTATTTGCATCCAAGGCGGTGTACGCAATGCTAACCAGCGTGTGTATCCTGTTGAAGAAATAGGCAGGGCTGTCAAAACTCTCAATGATCAAATAACTGGAGGTTATTCAGTTCTCGGAGAAGTTGATCATCCTGAAGGCCTTAATATTAACCTTGACCGTGTTAGTCATATGATATCTGAAATGTGGATGGATGGACCAAATGGTTACGGTAAACTAAAAATACTTCCTACTCCTATGGGTAAGCTAGTTGAAACAATGCTGCAAAGCGGAGTTAAACTAGGTGTATCATCTAGAGGTAGCGGTAACGTTAGTGAAGACGGAAGCGGCAACGTTTCTGATTTTGAAATTATCACTGTGGATGCGGTTGCTCAACCTTCCGCGCCCGGTGCATATCCAACACCAATATACGAGCATCTAATGAACGCACGTGGAGGGTATAAGGCATACGAATTAGCACAGGCAACAAAAGAAGACACAAAGGCTCAAAAATATTTAAAGGAGTCGTTGATTAACATAATCAACAGACTGCAATGATAAGGAAAACACCATGTTAGAAGCATTGAAAAACCTTTTCGAAAACGATGCGATTTCAGAAGAACTGAAAACGGAAGTTGAAGAGGCTTGGAACGCAAGGGTTACAGAAAACCGTCAGCAAGTAACTGCTGAACTGCGTGAAGAGTTCGCACAGAAGTACGAACACGACAAGCAAACAATGGTAGAAGCAATAGATCAAATGCTATCAGAAGGACTTGCAAGTGAAATTGCAGAGTTTGCAGAAGATAGAAAGCAGCTTGCAGAAGCGAAAGCTAAGTATGCAGTTGCAATGCGTGATAATGCAGATCTTTTAAAGAATTTTGTCGTAGGACAACTTTCAGAAGAGATTGCAGAATTACGTGCTGATAAAGTAGCTATGCAAGAACAGCATACTAAATTAGAAGAATTTATTGTCGAATCATTGGCTTCAGAAATTGCAGAATTTTATGAAGATAAAAAAGACTTAGCAGAAACTAAAGTTCGTCTAGTGCGTGAAGCAAAAGACCACGTTGCTAAGGTCAAAAAAGACTTTGTTACAAAGAGTACTACATTGGTATCAGAAACAGTTGCAAAAACTCTTTCAAAAGAGATTTATGCACTTAAGGCTGATATTGATACTGCACGTAAAAACGACTTTGGTCGTAAAATCTTTGAAGCATTTTCAAGTGAGTATGGTAGCTCGTATTTGAATGAAAAATCAGAAACAGCTAAACTACTTAAAGTTTTATCCGCTAAGGATAAACAGCTTGCAGAAGCAAAAGCTCATACGGCAAAAGCAATTAAACTAGCAAAAGATCAGGTAACTGAGAATAGCGCATTAGTTGAAACTGCACGTAGAGGAAAAATTATGAATGACTTGATTAGTCCTTTAAGTAAAGACCAACAAGAAATCATGAATACCTTACTGGAAACTGTTCAGACAGATCGCCTAACAGCATCGTTTGATAAGTACCTACCATCGGTAATCGATAGTAATAAAACTCCAGCAAAGAAACAGGCACTAACCGAAGGCAAAACTATAACAGGCAACCGTGAACAATCACAAAACACTAGTTCTAAAGCAGACGATCACAATGTCGTAGACATTAAACGTCTAGCTGGATTAAATTAAGGAGATACCAATGTCAGAACTACTAGAAAGTCGCTGGCAGGACACCAAAACTGCACTTCTTGAAGGCCTACAAGGCAACAAGAAAAGCGTCATGGCAGCTACGCTCGAGAATACTCGTCGTCATTTGTCAGAAAGCGCAACAGCAGGTGCTACTTCTGCCGGTAATATCGCAACTCTAAACAGAGTTATCCTACCAGTTATCAGACGTGTAATGCCAACAGTCATTGCAAACGAACTTGTTGGCGTACAGCCAATGACTGGTCCTGTCGCTCAAATTCACACATTACGTGTACGTTATGCAAATACAGATAACGGAGCAACAGCAGGGGATGAAGCATTTTCACCATTCAAGATTGCTGAGTCATACTCAGGCAATCCTGGATCAAATGCTGCACCAAGCCCAACAGCTTCTATGGAAGGTGTTGCAGGTAACCAGATGTCAATTCAGATCTTGAAACAGACTGTTGAAGCAAAGTCACGCAAGCTATCAGCTCGTTGGACTTTTGAAGCAGCTCAAGATTCACAAGCAATGCACGGCATCGACGTTGAAGCAGAAATCATGGCAGCACTTGCACAAGAGATTACTGCTGAGATCGATCAAGAAGTACTAGCAAGCCTTAATAGTCTAGCTGGTGGTGCGATTGAAACATATGACCAAAATGCAGTTTCAGGTACTGCTACTTTTGTTGGTGACGAGCATGCAGCACTTGCAGTTCAAATCAACAGAGTATCAAACCTAATTGCTCAGCGTACACGTCGTGGCGCAGGTAACTGGTGTGTTGTTTCTCCGTTTACACTAACACTTCTACAATCAGCAACTACAAGTGCGTTTGCACGTACTACTGAGGGTACTTTTGAAGCACCAACTAACACTAAAATGGTTGGTACATTAAACAGTGCAATGCGTGTATATGTTAACACATATGCTGTAGATAATGCAGACGTTCTAATTGGATATAAAGGAACAAGCGAATCAGACGCAGCAGCGTTCTATTGCCCATATATCCCGTTAATGTCAAGTGGTGTTGTACTAGATCCAGGCACATTTGAGCCAACAGTATCGTTCATGACTCGTTATGGATATGTTGAGCTAACAAATACTGCTTCGTCACTAGGCAATGCAGCTGATTATCTAGGTAAAGTTGCTGTTACTTCAGGTAACGTAAGCTTTAGCTAAGTTATAGTTAATACAGATAAAGGATAGGCGCTACGGCGCCTATTTTTTTGACTTTTTTTCTAATAAAATGGTTGACATTGTCTGTAGAGATGTTATATTAGTTACATAACGAAGACGACGGTTTACGTTAGATGGTGACTGAAGCAATGTCGGTAGACGGCATTAAGGTAATGTAAAAGAACCTTAGCGGGTTGGTTTAGCGACTGCATACATGTTCCGGGTTTATTGCACGAGTCTACTTGTGCCCGGTTGAAGGTAATAAGTAATTCCTTCCTATCACATTATAAAAAGGCCTGTTCTTAACTGAGCAGGTCTTTTTTTTATAAATACATCATGCAGGATGAATATGTATCTGCATTTTACGATGTAGTACAAGAAACCAGACAACATACTGGTATTGAGTTACCAGAATCTATTGAGCACTATGTGGTTATCCTTTTAGCGAGCCATATGGACAAGTCGGACTTTCTACCAAACACTTCTTTTGCACAAACCTTTTTACAAATGACTCGCACTAGTGATGCTAAGACATTGGGCGATACGTGTTTGTTTGTAACAGGAATATTTCCAGACTATGGTATAGATATTAAATATTACTCAGATATAGGTAAAACTAGTTATGATGCAGTGTCACATAACTTAAACCCTGAATTATTTTCCACATTAAGTCAACATTTTGACTATGTGCGTGAGTTTATAAATTATATTCCGAACAAACGAGATAAATACTTTGTCTAATGAGCGCCTCGAAAGAGGACTTATGCTGTAACCCGCAGCGTAGACCTAGAACGTCAAGGAGAAACAAAATGGGACGTCCACTAAATAAAAGATTCTTCGGCACACCTACAGCCGATGGAAATGAAATCAGAGTACAATTTAATAACGGTGCAACTTCAGTAAATGGCTGGATTGTAAAACAACTAGGATCAAAAAAATTCCGTTGCACAGACGGAACAGCAATTAAAGATTGTTTTCTAGTAGATGCGTCAGCAGCAGATGCTAACACTCCAGCAGTATTAGCAGAAGGCGAAATGACTATGACTGTTAAAGACGATACAGGCGCTCTTAAACAAGTAGTAAAAATTACAGCTCGTAAAGTAACAGTTGACACTGGTGAATCACTACCATGGAACTTTAGCGATTCAACCGAAGATAATGCAGTTGAAATGGAAGAAGCTGGCGTATTTAGTTACGGAGCAGACGGCCAACCAGGTGGCGGCGACGATACACAAACTGGTGAAGACGACTTTGAGTCAGACGGCGACTAAGATTTTAATGCCCGTTTACGGCGGGCATTACTTTTATAAAGGTTTAATATGAGTAAGTTTTTTGATATACCCGATGGTGACTTTGTTATCAAAACTGCAGGCGGCGGATTAACAGTCGGTGCTAATGGTACTGCAACACTTGATGGTAACTTAGTTGTTGAAGGTGATAACTTTAGTTTACAGACTACTGATTTAGAGATTGAAGACAATCTAATTGTAATTAATAAAGGCGAAACAGGAGTTGGTATTACTAAACTACCCCGCACAGCCGGTATTGAAATAGATAGAGGCGATTTGCCTAATGCAAGAATACTATTTGATGAAACTATTGCATGGACTGATCCAGGTGTTGATGAAAATCCAATCGAAGCTGTAACAACTGAGTATGGTGCATTTACATTTACAAATACTGACGGAGAACTTGTTGGTATTAAAGTTAATGCTATTGCATCCGACGGAGAAACTTTAAATTTAATCGGCTCAGGCACTGGTACAATTAGTGTAGCAGGAACAGTTGATTATGAGTTAAACTTACTAGACGATGATGACATTCCTAACAAGAAATATGTCGACGATGCTGTTTTAGGAACAGTTGGTTTGAAAAAGATCTTCAGCGGTGACAGTTCAGAAAGTTCAGTTGAAGTATTTGATCAAGAAACTGACGGGCTATCAAGTAGAATCGAAGTTAGAGCAGATAATACACTTACTGCAACATTCTTTGAAGACACTGTAGAACTACAGCGTGTTGAATTTGAAGAAAACAGAATTAAAGCAGTTAATAGCGGCGAAGATCTTGTTTTAACTCACTCGAGTACACAGGTTGTAAGAGTAAATAATGTATTAGGCATTACTGCATTACCTAACCCGTTACTAGTACCTAGTATTCCGACAAACGGTGCAAAGATTTATACCGGAGCACAATCAATTGGTGGTACAGGTATATACTTTGTTAATCAAGATCAAACTCGAGACGAACTTGTTAGTAGAAGTAAATCAATCCTATACGGAATTATATTTTAAGAGGTAAAAACATGGCAATACAAAGTGTATTAATACAAACAATCGACACAGTACTACTTGAAGTACCAGCAGAACAGCGATATGCGGTTACAGTTATTATGATTTGTAACACAGCTACAGCTAATCCAGCAGATGATACTGAAAATTTAACAAACTTTGATTTACATTTTGTAAAACAAGGTAATGCAATTGGTAATTTAAATAAGGTAATTGGTTCAATGCCAATGACAGCAGGTGAAACATTTACGTTTGATACTGAAAAAATTATTATTGAAGGCGGAGATAGAATTATTGTTAATTGTGATTCACCGACTGTTCTTTCTGCTACAGTAAGTTATTTGGAACTATAATGAGATACGTAAAACGTCAAACATCAAATGATAAGAGTACGCTCGGTAAAGGGATATTTTATTCTACTACCGGCGAAGTAATAATGGACACTCAAAATACAATGTTGGTTCCAAAAGGACCAACATCGACTCGTCCGCAGTTTGCTGAAAATGGACATATGCGTTATAATACCGATGTTGACGAGTTTGAATTTTATCAAGACGAGCAGTGGAGAAAGGTTCGATATAAAGAACCAAGATCTATTGTGCAGCAAACATTAAATGGTGCAAGTGGTACAGAAACAATTTTTGGACCATTAGACAACCAAGACTCTGATTATTCAGCACCAGACAGTGCGCAAGCTATGATCGTATTGATTGAAAATGTTTTTCAAATCTCTACTACTAATTATAACTTAGTGCAGAACCCAGTAAGTGTTGGAACAGGCGGTGAAATCACAGCTACGTCTATGGTAGCAGCTACTGAATACATTATTACAGCAGTCGACGACGGCGTAGGCGGCGCGACAACTGACTTTACTCAAGTTGGTGCAGTTGATAATGTAGTAGGTCGCATATTCACAGCCACGGGCGCAGGTATTGGATCAGGATCTGTTAGAGAAACAGGGTATTATTTAGAATTTACTTCTAGCGTACCGCTTGCAAAGCCTATTACAGTACTGCACAACTTTAACAAGTAACTTAAAAATTTTCATTTCCAGATAAATAATATTAATGAAGGCATGAGGGCTTTCAGGACATACTGTGGTCAACCGACAAAGAGCGTTTGCTGAGAATCTGGTTGGAGGGACGGTGATCCCCGGGGGAATGAACTATGGCTGTAGGGCGCATATCAGGTCAGGTCTTAAAGGCTGCTCTTTATAGAGACGGATTTGACATTAAATTAGGAAACACTCCCACAGACACCGCATTAACATACTTTGATGTTAATAATAATAGACTAGGCATTAATAACGAATCACCACTTTACACAATGGATGTAACGGGTAATGCCCATGTAAGTAACAGTATCGAAACATTAGAAATAGATGTAGGCGATGTTTTAATTAATACTAACACAATAAAAAGTACAGCAGGTAATATTAATTTATTAGCTGGATCAACTGCTGACTTTATTACACTTGACGGTAATGTTGATGTTACTAATAACTTAGTTGTACAAAATGATATAACTGCAACTAGTGGCACAGTGATTAGTAACACTGCTGAAATAGCAGGAATGAATATGTTTGAAGACTCGTCAGGTGATCAGTTCTTTACAACAGATGCAGGACCGTTAATACTACAACCGTTTGAAGGTTCTGAAATACAACTTGATTCTGCTGAAGTTGTTATACCAAATGGTAGAACATTTAAGATAAAAGATGCAGATGGTAAAACTGTATTTCAAATTGATGGATCAAATGACGGTTTAGTTAACTCAGAGCAAATGCAAATTGATGATGTGTTCATACATGATAATGTTGTAGAAGTAAATGTAGAAGATCAAGACTTTATTCTAAAAGCAGGCAACCCGTCATCAGCATCGGCAGATGATCCGCAGATTATTATGCAGAGTGAAGTTACTGTATTACGTGACTTTAAAGTTGAAGGATTAGATGCAAAGGTAATAATAGATCAAGAGCTTGAGCTAAATGCTGATACTGAAGCGTCAATTGAAGCATATACTGGAGATTTAAATTTACGTGTTAACAACTTAGGCGACTCAACAGTAAACACAATCAACTTACACGGAAGTGTTAACTCTTATGGATACTTTTATATTGATCACGACTTAACAGTTGCTAGAACCGTCGAAACAAATGAAGTTATTACAAATAATCTTAATACAGTTGACTCGAGTAAAACAATATATGTGTATGATAATTTAGATGTAGTTGATTCAGTTGATGCTGATCGACTTATTATTAATGATATTTTAGTAGATAATAATGTTATTAGTAATGAACTATCAGATATTGTTATTGACGTTATAACAAATAGAGCAACATCTGGTAAAGTACAGATTAAAGATGATTTATTAGTTGACGAAACAATTACAACGCCGACACTTACGTCGACATTACTTATTGATGGTGTTGATTTAACAATTGACAACTTTAATATGGATGCAAACACGCTTAAAACTACAGCTGGTGATATGAATATCTTTGCTGATTCAGGAACAATTAATTTTTTAAGCAATCTAGAAGTTACAGGTAATATACATGCTACTGGATCGATTGTTGCCGACGGCGATTTAGTACTAGGTGATGCAAATACAGATAACATTACATTTAATGCTGATGTAAATACAGATATTCTTCCAGATATTGATTCAGACGGTACATTAGATTCAGGAGCACCGTGGCCAATTCCTGCAGGAGCATACGGTTCTAATGGTACATCAATCGGCGCTCTTACAAAGAACTGGAAAAATATTTACTCTAGACAGTTTACGTTAAACGAGTATACAGTAAATCAAATTAATAATGACCACACTAGCTATCTAATTGATCCTGAATCAGAAGTTCCTACACCAGGAGCTGATGCAAGACTTATTACTGAAGGCGGTATGGTTCGATTCTTCTTTGACAACCTTGCGTTTAACACCGGTGACAACATTCAATTAGGACCACCTGATGATAGTACATTTGACGATGGTGCATTTGTTCGAAGCGCAACAATTAGTCAGGGAAATTTTGATACAAATAGTGATCTTCGTATTGAAGATAAGCTAGATAAGATAGACGAAAACATTGATATTGCTGAAGCAGTTGATATGTTAAACGAAGCAATGAATAATATTAGAAATAATACTTTTATTAGAAGTATTGATTTCTCAGCAAACCCTACCGCAGCAGGTAGTGGTACACAAGTTACACTTAATTTAGACGTTGATGGTACTTGGAATAGAGTTGAAGTGGATTGGGATGTAAGTAGAAGGTTTGATGAACTTGAAACTCAAATTCCAGGATATAATAGACCAGCAGAGTCGCATGATTATATGCGCACTGGTGCTAATCTTTCAACAGTTTCATTTATTTACAACGCACCATTAGGGGGTCTGTTCTCAGTGAAGGTAGTAGTTCGCAATACAGATGCTCAAAGCCCGGGTAGTGCTGGTACAGATTCTGAGGAAGTAAAAATTGATTACATTACAATTTATACTCCCGACCCCGTAGCAGACTATGATTTATTTAGATCATTACCATTAGGAACAGGTACAGCACTATCCGGCAATCAATATTATGTAATTGAAGGACAATCTCTTTATTTAGAAAACTTTACATCAAATACTGGAGGATTTTTTCCAAATGAAGCAACGTACGAAGTTGACTGGGGAGACGGAACTCCGTTAGAAGAGATTGGAGAACTTGATGCCGACGGCTTTACAATTATTCAAAACGGTGATCCTCAAAACGGTGGCGGCGATAAACTTGCAAACGGTGCCGGCGCTGATGCTCCTAGATTAGTTCACACATATCTTGATGGAACTCAAACAGGATCAGGAACAACTCCATTAAGACTTTTTCTAAGAGCACACACTACTGCTGATCCAGCAGTTATTGCAGCCGGTGTTGATGTATCATATAACTTAAAAATTTATGAAAACGATCCTGCTACTCCTGCAAGAATTAACACAAAGCCAATAAGCTTTGCAGGAACTGGTACTAACGGAACAACCGGAACATCACCATACTTAGCATCAGGTGCAACAATAGCTACAATTAATCAAACTGTATTTCCGGGCAACCCAGTTAATAGAACAATAAAAACTTCAGGAACAATACAATCAACTACAACAAGCAGTTATGCATTTTCAGATCTAGGTTTAGAAGAGCCATATGATCCGTTAAACAAACCTGTAGTAAAGGCAATCTTTAATGGCGACACGTCAGTTGCAGATGGCGAAAAAGAGTTAACAAACGTATTAGGTTCAAACGGCGGCACAGTTGATACACTTGTTATATCTGCTGAGAGTGATTATAATCTATTATCTACGAACGGTACTACTCTATCGTTTGCTAATAGTATTCATTACCCGGATGCGTTTTATGGTTATAGAGCTAGACTAGCTAAAGATGCATCAACTGTACCGTTTGGATTAAACAGTTTTAGGATTGATCATGATGCGCCAGTTGCTGGTGTATTTTCAACAAATGAAATTGAATTTGTTAAAGATGACTTAACAGTTGTTCCGTCATTGTCAGCAGGAACTGTAGTTGCAGGAAACAACGGAACATATAGATATATTTCTGGCATTCCGTATTACAGTACAGGAAACCCTAGTGTGTTTATTACTGGAATTGAAGTATCAAATCTTATCGGTGAGACGTATTCAAATATTTCTGATCCATTAAACGTAACGAGTGGCGCTAACTATGAAGGAACTTCGTCGTCTGCAATACCATATCAGTCATACTCATACGTTGATATTAATGACGGTAGTGTACCGATGATCGATAACAGCAACATTCCATTAGCACAAACAGGTGTTGCATCAAATTATGTATTAGACGATATCGAAGTTAATCTTGCTACAAGTAATGCAAGAACAATTGATACATTAAGGTATTTTATGAAAAACGTAAACGGAAACTCAAGTTATTCAAATAAGTCACAACCAATTGCATACCATAAATCAGGACAGTTTGGTATAAGTGAAATTGCTATCCAAGTAAGTAACAGCCTTGGCAACGGTGTTTATACCGATGATGGCAAACGAATTTTTGACTTTGCAACTGACGGATCAACTGATAATCCGTTATATAATAGTGCAACAAATTATTATAGTAATAACCTATACACAGAAAATTCTGATCCAGGTGTTGAAGGCACACAAGAATCAACAGTACGGTTAGGTGAAATAGAGCATAATGTTATTGACTATACAAACTTTTTACCATCGGGCCCTGATAGATCAGGAGATACAGGTCAACAATGGTTTACATTTGCATTTCGTAGACAAGTTGTTGCTAACTTTTCAATATCAATATCAACTGATACAGGTGCATCGAATAAAGGAATTGCAGGGATGTGGATTGCAATTCCGGGAACAGCGATTGATTCAGCAAGTAGTAGTAACGGCTGGCTAGATTGTTCATTACAATATGCAGGTGCAGGTGTCCCGGGCGGGGATACGCTTAACGGCGGTAATGGATCAGATGGTTGTGCAATTACAGGCGCAGACAGAATTAATCTTAACACAAATATCAACGGATCGTTTGATATGACTTTGGGGGCAGAGAATATGAGTAATGCTACTAACAATTTATGTATAGTAAGAATACGCTTAGACACTGGACAAAGGATAACAAGTTTAAGCATAGGAACAGCATAACATGGCAATACAAGACGCACAGAAATTAGACTTTCTTTGGAAAAAGATTGGTTACGGGTTTGCAAAAACAGATGTTAATAGTGTTAAGGCAGCGACAAACGAATCAATACCTAGTCCGTTACTGTTACGTGGTGATACTATTTGGGTCGATTCTGATCTTATACCTGGAATTATACAGACTGAATCAGATGCTCTAGTTGAAGTTTATAATGATTCTCAATCTAGTAACGGATACCCTACAGTTGAAGCAGTACAAGATATTACAGCAAGTCCAAACCGAACATGGAATACAAACTCTATTAATTGGATACCTCCAGAGTTTGGATCTACATATCAAATTAAAGTTTATCTAGATAATCCAGGTGCATCTAGTCCACAAACATCAGGTAGTCAATTGTTTGCATCAGGTTCTGGCAGCAACGATGAATGGTTCTTTGATTATAAAGCAGGCATTTTAAACTTCATCGGATCAAATCTTCCTAGTGGGATATCTGGAAAGTCAATATATGTTACCGGAGCAGTGTATATAGGCGACTTCGGTGTTAAAGGTCAGCGAGCTCAGTTTGGTAATCTCATACTAGAAGAAAATAATATTTTTGTTACGCCAGATGATCCTGAAGGTAATATTAATCTCATTGCTAACGGCTCTGGCGCTGTTAACATTCAACAAAGTAATTTAAATCTTGAAGAAGATTTAAACGTAATAGGCATTGCTAATTTTGACAATGTCTTAAATTCTACAGACATAACCAATGGATCGGTTGTCGTAGATGGTGGCGTTGGCATCGCCAAAACTCTTAACCTCGGTGGTGATGCCAACGTTGCTCTAGATTTAAATGTTGCAGGAAATGTAGACATTATCGGAGATATTGACTTTTCAGGAACGATTAGTATTGACAACAGATTATTTTCAATTAATGATCTAGCAGACGCTAAAAACGACCCTATTGAAACTGGACAAAAGAATATTGCGCTTGGATTTAATAGTATGAATAATGTTACGTCTAATGCAAACTTTAATGCTGTATTAGGAAATGATGCTGCACAAAATTTAACAGATGGAGAAAACAATATTATTTTAGGTAATAATGCCGAACCGTCAACTCCAACTGTAAATAACGAAGTTACAATTGGTAATAATTCAACAGATAAATTTAGAATTCCAGGAGTGGATTTTAATATAAACGATGGTGTAGTGACTATTGGAGACGATGATGGAATCAACGAAGAGAATCTTCGTGTGTACGGAAGTGCGAAATTCACCGATTCTGTAATAGCTAGAGACATCGATGGAAACATTGACGGGGGATCATTTTAGTAAATACCGTTTTTACAATAATAATATTTTTTTTAGATATATAGTGTAGTGATTTTCGTTAAAATAACATATTTTAATAGGAAAACTAACGTCTTTGATAAATAGAATGTGTTGTATAAACTACTACTATTATAACACACTGTCTGCATAGGGGAACTGAATATGTCAACAATAAGACTCAAGAGGAGTGCTGAACCGAAAAAAGTACCTTCCTTTGAACAACTTGAATTAGGTGAAGTAGCCGTAAACACATACGACGGCAAAATGTTCTTAAAAAGAGAACAAAATGGTGAATTACAAATTAGAGAGTTTGGTGCACGAGACCAAGCTGATAATGTTTTCTACGTAACTACAAATGGTTCGAACGAAAACGACGGTAAGACAATTGGCGATGCATTTGCTACAATTGATCACGCTTTAAAAAATATTCCAGAAGGATCTACGCTTTATGTTAAAGCTGGTCAACATACTGTTGACAATCCTGTTAAGGTTCCGGCGTTTGTTGCTATTGTTGGTGACTCGCTTAGAACATCATTTGTACAACCACTAAATTCCGATAAAGATATCTTTTGGGTGAACAACGGTTCATTCCTAAAAGATATGAGATTTAATAACTATATTGCTCCAAGTGCTGCGGTTTCGTTCCCCCCAGATGGAAGTGCTGGATCAATTATGTGTTCACCATATGTACAAAACTGTACATCATATACTACAACAGGTACAGGTATGCGAGTTGACGGCTCAGTTGTAACTGGCTTACGCTCAATGGTTGTTGATGCTTATACACAGTATAACCAGGGTGGTATTGGTGTGCATCATATGAATAGAGGTAACACTCAGCTTGTTTCGATCTTTACAATTTCATGTGATATTTCAATCCTCTGCGAAACAGGCGGATTTTGTTCACTAACTAACTCAAACACATCTTTTGGTAACTACGGACTTATTTCCGATGGTTATAGTGAAGCGTTGTTTAGTGCTAGTGCCGGAGCAAACGTAAGTAGAAACTCAATGATCTTTAATGATCTTGTTAATATTCCTTACATTCAAAACGCAGCAGTTTTTGCAGACACTGATGCAGTTTACACAATTAAAGACGCAAGTCCGATCAAAGTTGGCCAAGGTGTAGTAACTGGCCCAACGCTTTCAGCACAAGACGAATCAGCTAAGGCAGCTAGATTAGCAGTATTAGCTGAAAAAGAAGCAATTCAAAAAGCAACTGTTGAGTTTGTTAAAAGAACTTACCAAACTGGAGCAGGCTTTGATGAAGCTAAATGTGCAAGAGATAGTAAGTTAATTCTAGAAGGCGCAGCATACGATAACGAACTTGGTACAAATTATAACGCTGTAACAAACGGTCTTGCGTATCAAAGAGCAAATTCAAAATTTGTTATTGCTAATCAACTTGATGCAACACTAGGTGCTATACGCTATCTACGTGATAGTGTTGATGGATTATTTACAGCAGGCTCAAATGATGGCTACTTTGATCTTATCAATACAATTATTACAGACGGTGCAACTAGTACAGATCAAGCAGCACCAGCATTAACTTTCCCAGCAGCACCAAATACTACTGCTAACCAAGGGGGAAACACAAGTAGATTACAAGAATGGAAAGAATATCTTGCATATGATCTAGAAGGTTGGATTGCAACAAATCTTTCATTAGATTATGACAAAGCTAAATGCCGTAGAGACGTCGAGTACTTGATCGATGCAGCTAGTTATGACTTAACATACGGCGGCAATAGTGCAATTACACAAGCTATTAGATCCTATTTCGTTGGCGCAGAATTAGACCAACTTCCTGATGATCAAGTTGCAGGAACAGCAGCAGCATATAGTCAATTAGCTGACATTTTACAAACATTTGTTGGTCTAGGTTCTGCACCAAACAACAATCTTTCTAACCCAATTACACCACCAGGAACTAACTTTGCACCCTTTAATGATACAGATAATGGTCAATCAATCCATGATGCAATTGAGCTAGTAGCAACTACAATTACAGCTGGTACAACATCAGGACTACCGGCAACAACATATCCTAATAGTGCATCACTAGGTGCTATTAAAGAAATTACACCAAACTTGTCCAGTACATACGATCATACAACTGGTGTATTAACTGTTAAGACAGATGCTGCACACGGACTTACAACTGCTGATGCAGTAAGTATTGCATCTAATAGTTTAACGTTTACTTGTGCATACGATACAAGTGTACCGCTAACATATCCAGATGCGTCAAGTCCAGTAAATGGTGTACCAACTAAAGTACTATCAGCAGCTGACGCAAATACATTTACAATTAATGTTGGCGCAGCAACAGGTGATGCAGCTAATAGCGCACATGTTTTAACAGCAGTTGTAGCAAATGCGATTACATCTGCAAATAAAACTATGCTTGATACTAACATTGGTAATGTTATTGATGGTG